GGCCAATACTAATTGGCACACCACTTGTTGCTGTGCCTATCGTTATACCATTTGATGTATTAGAATTATCAATATTTAAACTTGTAGTTGCATCTAGGCTTATTGCACTCGCATCTATGGTTGTATTTCCGTTTAAATCAGTAGTGCCAGTTACAACTGCATTACCAGTAAGTGTTAAATTACTTGCTTTTATTGGAGCAGATGAAGAACCAATTAATGCTTCAAAACCATCATCACTTTCATTAAATTGCCATATAGCATTATCAGAAGTACCTCTTTCAATCTCTATACCAGCATTTTGGCTTGGTGTACCACTTTCATCACTATTAAGTACAATTATATTATCACCAACACTAACAGTATTAGATGCTACTGTAGTAGTTGTACCATTAACAGTTAAGTTTCCTGTAATTATTAAATTACCACTTAGAGTGTCATTTGTATCTGACCTCAGAAAGGCACCTTGTCCAGCAATAGGTTGAACTGTACCCCCTGATAATCCAACAAATAACTTGTCTGATGCTTCAGAGTAAGCTAATTCCCCTGCAGATAAACTACTTGGGGTATTAGTGCCAGTTGACCTTTTTATTTGAATTGTATTTGACATGATTACCTCACTATCGTTGCTTTACTTGATTTTATTTCGTATTGTATTTTATTTTTTACTAATTGTTGATTAATTTCTTCTTCCGTTAAAACTGTGCCAACTCTTGGTAGTGTTGTATTTATTAAATAAAATACCTCATAAACATAGTCTTGCTTCTGTTTATTCTTATCTGTAAAATCGTACTGTTTTACTAATTGGTTTAAAATTACTTTTCTATCCATAGAAGCATCAATAGTAAGATTTTGCTCGTTCTGTTTTAAGTGTGTTACTCCCATTAAAAGTTCCCACAATCAATAGTTAAGTTTCTTGGCTGTAGTGTTGCTTCCCACTTATCTAAACTGCCAGAATATAATAAAATAGAACCATCATTACTTACTGTACCACTAGCAATGTTTTTTCCAAGTATTGCATTTGGTCCTTCTGGTCCTTGTGTACCTACCGTTGTAGCAGTTAAACTATTTGGGGTTATTTGTACTACACTTATTTCTGATGACATTAATCTGTTACCTCTGGACTTATTTCGTATGTGCCTTCTAATATTCTATAAACTATACCACTATTGGAAACAACTTCCATATCATAGACACCTTCGCCCTCTGCTAAATTCGTTGTAACACTTGATGGTATATTTAAACTTAATCTGCCAGTTGTATTACTAAAAGTTAGTCTGCCGTTTGTATTATTGGCTTCTACTACTGACGCACTATCTGTTACAAAGTTTTTAAATTTTGACCTCGCTGTTGGATAACCACTAAAATTTACTGCAGTAGACGAACTATCCTTAACATCTATATCAAGTAATAAATCAGCACCTTGCTCTATCTTTATATGGTATCTGCCTGCACTCATTATTTTTTAGGTGCTACCCCACCTTCCCATGCTTCGTTATAATTTGGTGTTGTTGGGTCATCTGCTTTAAGCTGACCTTTTTCATTTCTTGCTCTTTTACCAGTAGCCTTTGTTTCTGTTGGCTCTACAACCTTTACTTCTTCTGCAAGACCAGCTTGCATAAAAGTCATTCCAAGACCATCAGAAAATTCATCGCCACCAATTAATTCTCCAGCTTTATATACTTTTACTGTTGCTCCAGTTGCATCTTCTGCACCTCTTGCATCGCTCAGCATTTTATATTTCATTTAAACCTCTTTAAAAAAAAGGGGGAGTTAATTCCCCCTTATATTAAGATGCGTGTGCAGTTATGGCATTGTCAGCAGAATGTCTAGCATTTCCTTTGACAACCATTACGCCAATTGGTGTTCCATTAGAATGAGAGCCAGTTTTGGCAATCACTGCTCTAATGTATCTTTTACCACCAACATATCCAACTCTGAATATTCCACCAGTAGTATCTGGATTTCCACCAGCAGTACCATCTAGTTTTAACCAGATACCTCCAGATGATATTGTTCCATCTGTTATGTCTGCTTGAGCAACATCTGTAAATGTAGAATTATCATCAGAATGTTCTAGTGAAAGTTCAAAGTGAACTGATGAGGATAAAGTATCACCCTCTGCGCCTACGTCAGCAATTATTGTAGCACTATCGTAACCTTGTAAGTCAACTCCAGTGCCATTTGATGCCGCAGTTTGAACTGCATTCTTTATTGAAATAGCAGTCGCAATATTGTTTGACATATCTTTCATAGCAATCTCCTATTAAGCTGAAATAGTTTGTGTTACAATTGCCTCTGGTAAGATAACCTGTCCACCGTGCCTTCTTCTTGCAATGTATCTAACATTACCAGAAGTTGCTTGTGTAAATGGGTCTCTTAAAATACTTAAGGCAACTCTATCTACAATCATATAACCTCTAGCAAAATCACCAAAGGCTACTGGCTTTGCAGATGCTCCAATATCTGGCATATCTGGCATTTCTACATAAGGATATCCAAGAATTGTATTTGGAACACCAGCAGTAAGCATCATACCAGCTTGGAAAACATACTGACCAGCACTGTCTTTTAACTTTCTAATAGCACCAAGTGTAGTTCTATTAAAAATAAAAGTACCGTTTCTGCCATAATCAGACTTAATTGAATGTACCAATGTTAGAAGACCATCTGCTGTAAGTGCAGTACCATTTCCAGAATTAGTTGTTGCAATATCAGAGTTTGTTAAAATACCCTCTGGTTGCCCCACAGAATCGCCAGTAATGTATACTTGTCCTTCTTTCTTAGCAAACTGAGTTGAAAATTCTTCATTCATCTCTGCTTCTAAATTAAATACACTGTCCTCTAATAACTGCTCGTTAATATCAACCATTGCATACATTTCGTGTGTTGGAATTTCTTCCATCTGTGTTGTATACCCAGTTGTTTCTGAACGAGTACCAGTTGCCGCAGTATACACAGCAGAAAATGTTGCTGTTCTACTTGGCATCTGAATAGCTTTAAGAGTTGTTGACCTTACTCTGGCAATATTTCTAAAGTTTGATACCTCAGTAACAGTCTTTATTAACTCATTAACATACTCTATTGGTGCTAAAAAGCCACCTTGAGTATTGTCAGATATAGATAAAGCCTTAATTTCATCTGGCTCCATCTTTTCTTTACCTTTTCGTAGAAATTTATTAAACGACTTAATGCTTAAATCAATTTCTTCTGTGGTTGCACCCACATTTGGTCTTTTAACCATTTTTTCAAAAGTTTCTAGCTTCTCATTGAATGACTTCTGTTCTTCAGCTTGTTTCGCCATTTTCGCTTGTATATCTTCATAAGCGTCTAATTGCTCATCTAGCTTTTTTAACTTCTCTTCAGTCAAGGGGTCAGCAGAACCTTTTTTGCTAATTTCGTCCAACTTCTGGTCGTTGGTGCTTTTATATTCTTCAAAAGCCTTACCTAAACCATCAAGGACTTGCTTAACTTCAACATTATCCATGTTGTTCTCCTTTTACCATTTTTGTTAAGTTAGTTATTGCATTTATTAATGCTTGCCCTTCGTCAACCTCTCGCTGATTCAAAGCATTGTGAACAGCTTTTGCTGTTATCTTTGCCTCTGAACGAGATAAGCCACATACCTCTCGCATGTGAGTTTCCCATTCCCTTATAGAGCTATCACTTTTCACCCCATGTATACGCGCCTTGGGGTTCATAGGAAAAGTAACAGCACTAATCTCCATTAAATCTACTTCTTTTAATCTTCTTTTTCTTTTCTTGTCATCATAGTGATAACCTTTTTGGTCAACTCTGTAACCAACAGATAAGCCATCAATAGCACCCATCTTCATTAATTCGTAAGTTTCTTTACCTTTTTGGGTTTGCATTGCAAGTCTGCCTTTTACATACAGACCATTTTCATCTTCTTTAATCATATCAAACACACCAATTGGTTGCTTAACATCGTGTTGATATAACATTTTTACTTTACGGTAGCCTTTTCTTCTTAACGACTTTGTAAAAGCACCTCTTTCAACAATATCATTGCCTAAATCTACATTACCAAATATGGAAGCATAACCAGAAAATTCACCTTTATCCATTCCATCTTCTTCAATGGCTTTAAATTCTGCATCACACTGTAAAGTGCCTTCTGACTCAAAGACTTCTTCGTCAATATCTAGGTTTTCGTTAATTTCTTTTAATTCGTCCCCAGTAAGCCTTGTGTAGTCTGCATGACTTGAACATGGCATAAATACTTTTCCATCGTCAGTACTATGCTCATGTATCCCAGAACAGCCTATTTCTTCTGCTCTTTTTCTTGCCTCTGATTCTGTAGTGAATACATCTTTTCTGATTTCAGTTTTTAGAGTCACTTGTTGCTCTCCTTTACCTTTATATTTAGCCAAGCAAACTGCAACCCTCTGGTTACGACCATACTCTGATACCATTGTGCTATCAGACATACATCTATTTAGATAATCCTTTTCGCTTTCCCCATTTCTTACATTTGGTATTGGCATATTATTTCATAGTTAAAAGTAAAAAACAATAAAATCAAGCAAAAAAAGTATAATAAAAAAGTATAAATATACTAAAAATATTGCTTTTTGTTAAAAAAACTACAAAAAAGAGTTTACTTATGGATTAAAACAGTATAAACTGTAAGTATAAATATACTTATAGGAGAAATAAATGATTAATTTTACTACTGGAAAAGAATACCAAGGTTCAAACATAGATGAGCTTGATGGTTTAGGACATGAGTTCTGCACTTTTAAACAAGCAGTTAATTATTACAACTTAACTGGTAAAGAGTTAAAAGGTGCTAAGTCATGTGCCACTTTAATGACAGTTGTTGAAAAAGAGATTGTCAACAAACTCACAAATAAAAAAGAAAAGAAAAAAGTTCCGTATTACTTTCAAGTCTTTGAAAAAAATCATCTTATTAAGACAATGCTTTCAAATGGTCATGCACCTTTTGAGGGCACAGATGAGCAAGAGTATGAAGCAGATATGGAAGCATACCAAATTCAACAATCATGGAAGGAGAGGGCATAAGCCCTTTCCGTAAGGAGGATAATATGAAAGGTAAAGTAATGACATTACAAGAAAGAAGAATGTTATGTAAAACCGTAGCAACTTCAGATAATTGTTTAGGTGATTATTACAGATTGTATAGACAAGCAAGAAAATTATATCCAGCAAACTCTTATGCATCAGAATATTCACTTACATCTTTTTTAGAAAAAGAATTGGCAAAAGTTCTTTACAAAAATTACCAGCAAAGAAAGGGGCAGTTAAATGAGCACAATTCAAGAAGTTTATAAACACAAGCAGTATGGCGATGAAAACGGTGTTTTTATCCTAACAAATACAGATATTTTTATTTTTAGAAAATTAAATATCACAGTATCTCAATACTATGGTGTGTTTTGGGAATATATAGAGGTCTTAAAAGATTGTAAGGCTAAATATCAACAGCAACTTGATGACTTTGGCTACGGAGATGCACGCAGAGAAATTGAGTTTAAAATATTACATGATGCCAGAACAGAACTTAACAAACTTGTTATGGCACAAATTAAGAAGGAGCAAAAATGCCAAAAGACCAAATAACAAAAGATGAAGCAAAGAAATTAATTGATACAAGTGGCTTTACTATGGAGCAATTACAAGAAATCTTTGAGATTACATCAAATCCAAGACAATCACATTTTACTAAAGAGCAAGAAAGACAGTATGCTTTTAAAGTTATGAATGTACTATCTGGATTAAAACAAGGTCAAAGAACAAGAGTATTGACACAAGCATTAAAAATCAATAAAGTGTAGATACTCTTAAAAAATAATTTCGCTTATTTGCTAACCCTCCATTTATTGGGGGGTTAGTATATTATACCCTCAACATCATTTAACATATCTGTTATATCTTCAATAGATAGTTTTTTATTTTTCTTAATTGCATCTTCCAACATATCTCTGAGTTGTGAAAGTATAATTATATTTTCATAATCAGTATTGATTGGCAATATCTCAAAAGCATTTTTAAATATCTTATTATAATCATTAAGAAGTTTATTTACGTCTTTATCTGTAATAAAATCTTGTTCTATATAAAAATCTGGATTAGTCGCCAATAGCTTTACCCCTTAAATAATTTGCTATCCCTACCATATCATCTTCTGCATAGAATTTAAACATTTCTTCAAAAGATTTTGTCATATTTGGTGCATAAGTTTCCATTAGTTTCTTATATATCTTTGCTCTTGCCCCTCCAGTGAGCGCCACATAGTTTGCCATAGCTTCAGTTGTATGTGCTACTGTAACAGCTCT